GCCTAGTAGGTAAGAACACGGCAGCAGGAAAGGCTACGGCAATAGCTGCTACTACTATTGACACCTATCTAGGTGCTCAGAAAGCCTATGTTTCTCAGTTGATTCCCGGTGATCCATCTTCCCCTATTCGTGCTGCGATTGCTGCTGCTATTGCGGTGGCAGGTGGTATCAAGAATGTGAGGGAGATTGCAAAAACAAAAGTACCTGGAGGCGGTGCTGCCTCTGCTCCTTCAATTAATGCTTCTGCTCCTGCTGCTGTTCAGCAAGTTCCTACGATAGGAAACAGCCCAATCACGGCACTTGGTGCAGCTATGCAACCTACGCAACCTTTAAGGGCTTATGTAGTAGAAAGCGAAGTGACAGGCACTCAGAGAAGGGTGGCGGATATTGAACGAAGGGCAGGATTTTAATACTTAAGGATATGGAAAAGAAACTACCACTATATGAAATGATGATCGGGGATACGATCGAAGGCGAAGAAGAAGTTGACTTCATAGCCCTAGTAGAATACCCTGCAATTCAGAAAAACTTCCTAGCATTTTCAGCAGACTTCCAAGAAGATTCATACAATGACTACCCTCAATCAGCAAAGGATAACGCAGAACGGGGAATCCGTTTGAATGAGGCAGTAGGGAATAGATGCGCTACTCAGGTAGGAAAAGTTCGTGCGACTCAAATAATGGCAGGAGAAAACCTGTCGAGAGAGACCATCCGAAGAACATATTCCTACCTAAGCAGGGCTGCCGAAGATTATAACCCTGAAGATACTGAAGCCTGTGGGACTATCTCTTACCTTCTATGGGGTGGAGAGCCAATGCTTAGATGGGCAGAAAGCAAGATGAACCAAGAAGATTTTCGGGCTGTAGGTTTCAACAAATTTAACATTGAAAACCAAGAGCAGAGAATCGTTACGGGTGCTTTGATGATTGCGGATCTTCCGATTTACAGAAGGGATGAAGATGAAGAATACTATGTTTCTTTTTCGGCTGCGGAGATCAAGAAGATAGTACAAAGATTCTTCAAGAAGGGCTACCAATCGAAGGTAAATGTAGAACACGCTACCCCGGTAGATGGGGTCTATATGTTTGAATCTTTTATCATTGATCGGGAGAAGGGGATCATGCCCCCGAAAGGATTCGAGGACATTTCAAATGGATCATGGTTTGGATCTTTCAAAGTAGACAATGACAAGATCTGGAATGAGGTCAAGGCAGGCACTTTCAAAGGCTTTTCCGTGGAGGGACTATTCCGCTATGAGAAGACTAATAAGGTGATCACACAAGAGGAGCAGATCATGCAGCAGATCTTCAAAATCCTTAGCCAAATTGAACACTAAAAATCAATTTAATATTTACAATTATGAACGCAAAAGACGCACTAGTAGAAATCAAAAAACTTCTTTTCTCTGAGCAAGAGAAAGAGGCTGCCTTCGCATTGGTTGAAGGTAAGCTAGTAGATGGCACAGCGGTTGCCTATGATCTTGAGGCAGGTTCGATCTTTGTAATTGGTGAAGACGGGGCGCAAATCCCTGCACCTATTGGAGAGCATCAACTTGAATCCGGAGAAATCGTGGTAGTCCTTGAAGAAGGTAAAATTGCAGAGGTAAAGGAAGCAGAAGCAAAGGTTGAAATTGAGATCGAAGCTGCTGAAGAAGTACCTGCTGTAGATGAGCCTGTAATGGATGAAGCAATGGCAAAGGTTGAGCAAGCAATGGGTGACCTTGAAAAAAAGGTAGAAGAATTGACTGCAAAGGTGAAGGCAATGGAAGAGAAAGCAGAAGAAGTAAAGGAAGCGGTGAAAATGTCTGCCGTAGTTCTTGAATCTTTGGCAAAAGAACCAAGTGATAAAGCTATCACTAGCCCAAACCAATTTGCAAAGCAAATGAAAGTAGAAAAAGTAGACAGGTATAACAGCCTTCAAAACGCATTTCAAAAATTAAAACAAAAATAAAATGGCACTAGATTTATCAGGTTTAACTAACTATGTAAAGGAGAACGAATTGCAGCTTACTTCTGCTGCTATCTTCTCAGCAAAAACTGCCTCTTTGATCGAGGCTCTTGGTAATGTTCAGGTGGGTATCAAATCCGCTGAAACTATCAACATCATGACTACCGATGCGGTATTCCAAGCAGGCGGAACTTGTGGTTTCAACTCAAGCGGAACTACTACCATCACTCAGAGAACTATCACTGTAGGTAAAATCAAGATTCAGGAATCAATTTGCCCTAAAGCATTTGAAGCTAAGTACACTCAGAAGGCTTTGAGAGAAGGATCTTCTTATGACTACATGGCTTATGGTGCTGAGTATTCTGCACAAAAAGTACAGAGAATTGGTGCTGCTTTGGAAACTGCTATCTGGCAGGGTGACACTGCTTCTGAAAATGCTCAGTTGAACAAGTTCATGGGCTTTGGTACTATCATCAACGCACTAGGTTTTGGTGGTGCAGGTGATCCTATCAACGGAAACTCTGCTCAGGTTACTACCTTGACTACTTCCACAGTAATCGCTGCTGTTGATGCGGTATTTGCTGCCCTTCCTGCTGCCCTTTTGGACAAGGATGATGTGGTTATCTTCTGCGGAAATGATACTTTCAGAGAGTATGTTCTTGCTTTGAGAAATGCTAACCTATTCCACTACCCTGTAGATGCTGCCAACATGGAGTTGGTTATCCCGGGTACAAATGTGAAGTTGATCGGTGTTAACGGATTGAACGGAACTGACTACCTAGTAGGTCTTTCTATGAGCAATATGTACCTTGGTACTGACCTTTTGAATGAGCAGGATCGCTTTGAGTTGTTCTATGCAAAAGAGGCGGATGAGATGAGATTCGTAGTAGAATTCAAATTGGGTGTTCAGCTTGCCTTCCCGGATGAAGTAGTATTCTGGAAGAAGTATGTTGCACCTTAATTCAAATAACGGGTAGGGGATTTACCCCTACCCTATTTTACTAATCTTAAAAATAAAAAAATATGGCTTGCGCATTAACTCAAAACTATACCCTTGACTGCAAAGATTCTATTGGCGGTTTGAAGGAAGTATATTTCGCAGCTGTAGAAGATATTGATACTTGGACAGGATCAGCAGGAACTTACACTGCTGTGACTATGGATGCAGGCAAATACTTTTGGAAGTACGAACTAGTAAAAGAAAGTTCAAACTTTGCAGAGGCTGTCAACACCAATGTTCAGAATGGCACTGTTTTCTACGCTCAAACTTTGGAGATCATCCTTAACAAATTGCAAGTGAACACTCGAAATGAGATCCTTCTACTTGCGAAGAACAGACTTGTTGCCTTGGTAAAAGATAATAATGACAAGATCTGGGCACTTGGAGAGGTGAACGGACTTGACTTGACCGGTGGCGGTTCAGGATCAGGTACTGCATTCGGTGATCGAAATGGCTACACCTTGACCTTTACAGGTAACGAGAAGGAACTTGCTCCACTATTCACCGGAACTGTTCCTTTGGACTAATATTTGGTTTGTTGTTTAGATGTGAAAAGCAGCCCTAATTTTGGGGCTGTTTTTTTTGTGTACATAAAGAAAGGATTTTGTATTTATAGGTATGGTAATAATCGAGCAGGGGGCAGATGGCTTCATCTACATAGCCCTATTTGATAAAAGAGAAACAAGCAGCAATGCCTACACCTTTTTATTTCAACATGAAGTAACAAAGGAAGAAGTGACTTTAAACCTAACAGATGTGAGCGATTTCAAAGAAAGATATTCAGAATTTGCGATTAGCGAAGCCTCTTTCAGTTCTTCAACTGTTGGATTTTGGCGGTACTATGTAACCCAAACGGGAAGCGGTGCTGATATTATTGCTACAGGAAAAATGGAATTAACTGCATCTAATCTTTCTACTACAGGAGTGGTGAGATACAACGGCTACAATGGTACTTATAAGACCTATACAACAGCATGATAAAATTATTCAAGTTCGATCAAGTGCCTTTGCCCGTTTACAAAGAAGTTAAGGGGAAAGAATACATCTACTACGGGGAGAAGAATGACTACCCGAACTATCTACTAAGGATCTACAATAACAGCGCAAAGAATAACGCTATAATTACCGGGAAGGTAGACTACATCTGTGGCAACGGGTGGACTGTGAAGGCGGAAGATGAGATGCAGAAGGCTAAGGCATTCGGCTTGATTGATCGGATCAACACCAAGCAGGAAAGCCTAAATGAATTGACCAAAAAGCTAGTCACTGATCTATCTATTTTTGGAGGATACTACCTTCAAGTGATTTGGACTAAAGGCACGGGTGAGATTGCAGAACTCTATCATGTAGACTACTACAAGGTGAGAACCAATGCAGACAATAGCGAGTTTTATGTCTCTGACAATTGGATCAAGAATGACAATGTCAACCCTAGACCTGATTTTGATACTTACCCGGCATTTGATCCCAACAATACTACGGGTACTCAGATCCTTTACTTTAAGGAATACAGAGCAGGCGCAAATACTTATTCCCTTCCAGACTACAGAGGTGCGATCAGCTACATTGAACTAGATATTTCGATTGGGGAGTACCACCTGAACACCATAAACAACGGGATGTTCTCTAGCAAGTTGATAAACTTGAATGGAGGTAAGGTAAGCCAAGAAGAAGAGGATAGGATTGAAAGACAATTCAAAGACAAGTTTTCAGGATCAAAGAATGCAGGAAAATTCATGCTTGCTTTTAATGATAGCAAGGAGAACGAACCTTCAATCATTGACCTTTCAGGTACTGA